AATACAGGTCAAGCTGCTGTTGGATCTTGGGCTGCAAGAGAAGCAGGAACATTAGGAAACAGTCTTCAAGTTTCTATGTGTACAAACTCTACTGCTTTTGGACCTCATACAATGAGTGGTAACCTTGTCGCTGACGCTAGTGCGGCTATTGGCGATACAACTATTAGCGTTGATGATGGAACTCAAATGCAAGTTGGAGATATATTAGAGTTTGGAGATACTTCTGTCTATACTTCTACACCATCAGGATTCTATTACAAAATAACAGGAATATCAACTAACCTTCTAACAATCGCAAGATTCAATCCTGCTACAGGAACTAGTGAAACTGGTGGATTAAGACACGCTGTTGTAGATAACGCTGTAATTAGAAGACATTGGGAATATTACTTCAATTTTGCTAATGCACCAACAACTACGGATGATGTATCCGATGCTGGTGGATCTTTAGATGAACTACACATTGCTGTTATAGATGAAGATGGCGAAATATCTGGAACTACTGGAACAATCCTAGAAACATTTGAAGGATTATCCCAGGCTTCAGACGCTAAAACATCAACTGGAGCAAGTAATTACTACCGTGATGTATTATACAGTCAATCAAAATATATTTACTGGATGGATCACGAATCAACATTAGCAAATGCTGGTTCAGCTAAGAAAGGTCAAACTTTTGACCAACAAGGTACTAATGACTTTACTGTGTTCAAGGCTTCATTAGCAAGTGGTACAGATGATTATAGTATAACTAATGCTGAGGTTGCTACTGCATACGAAAAATTTGATGACGCTGAAAATGTTGATTTAAGTTTATTAATATGTGGACCTTCTCAAACAGGCGCTGACGCTACTGGAGATACAAAGGCAACTGCTGTTATGGATATTGCAACATCAAGAAAAGACTGTGTTGCTTTCATATCACCTGCGAGAGCAGATGTTGTTGGTGTAACAAACGCAATTTCACAAACTGCAAATGTTAAATCGTTTGCTGATGGTTTACCATCAACAAGTTATGCTTCAATTGATAGTGGTTACAAATATATGTTCGACAAATACAATGATGTTTACAGATATGTTCCATTAAACGGAGATATTGCTGGTCTTTGTGCTAGAACTGACAGCGTTGCAGACGCATGGTTTTCACCAGGCGGTTTCAATCGTGGACAAATTAGAGGTGCAGTTAAATTAGCATTCAATCCAAACCAAACTCAAAGAGATGATTTATACAAAGCAAGAGTAAATAGCGTTGTATCATTTCCTGGACAAGGTACGGTATTGTTTGGAGATAAAACTGCTCAATCTAAACCAAGTGCTTTTGACAGAATAAATGTTAGAAGATTGTTTATTGTATTAGAAAAGGCTATTTCTACTGCTGCTAAATTCCAACTCTTTGAATTTAATGATGAATTTACAAGAGCACAATTTAGAAACCTAGTAGAACCTTTTTTAAGAGATGTACAAGGTGGTAGAGGTATCACAGACTTTTCAGTAGTTTGTGACGATACAAATAATACTGGAGATGTTATAGATAGAAACGAATTTAGAGCTGACATTTTTGTCAAACCTGTTCGTTCTATTAATTTCATCCAACTTAACTTTATTGCTACAAGATCAGGCGTTGCCTTTTCTGAAGTAGCAGGATCTTAATAGGGAGGAGATAAAACAAAATGCCAAATATAAATGATTTCAAATCTCGTTTAAGAGGTGGTGGCGCTCGTGCCAATCAGTTTAAGGTAACTTTACCTTTTCCTGGGTACGCCGCTGTTGGTGGAGAAACAAGTGATATGGCGTTCTTATGTACTGCTACTAGTACGCCAGCTTCAACTGTTGCTGAAGTCGCTATTCCATTTAGGGGTAGATCCCTTTATGTTGCAGGTGACAGAACGTTTGCCACTTGGACAACAACAGTATTGAATGATACAGACTTCAAAATATACAGAGCGGTAGAAAGATGGTTGAACGGAATAAACAACATGACTGATAACGAAGGTATTGCAAATCCTGCTGATTACCAAGTTGACGCATTTGTTGACCATCTGGACAGAAACGGATCAACTTTAAAGTCTTGGACTTTTAGAGGATTGTTCCCAACTGAGTTACCAGGAATTGCATTAAACTATGGCACAAATGACGCTGTAGAAACTTTTGATGTAACTTGGAGATACCAGTATTTTGAAACAGATACTACTACATAATAAACATAATAAGTTAATTCAAAAAGGAAAATTATAATATGGTACAACTACTTGGATTTGAAATAACGAGAAAAGATAACGATCTGGAGAAGCCAGGAAAAGCGAAACAAGCTTTTACTATCCCTTCTCCAGATGACGGCACAACAACTATATCTGCTGGTGGTTACTTTGGCCAATACTTGGATATGGAAGTCACAGCCAAAAATGACTTTGATCTAATTAGAAGATATAGAGAAATTGCTCAACATCCTGAATGTGATATGGCGGTTGAGGATATAATCAATGAAGTTATTGTTTCCAATGAAAGGGATGCTGCTGTTTCATTATCTTTAGATAAGCTTGCTGTTTCAGAAAATATTAAAGACAAAATTAGAACAGAATTTGATGAGGTATTACGCCTATTAAATTTTGAGGAAAAAGGACACGACATTTTTAAAAGATGGTATGTTGATGGTCGTATTTACTTTCATAAAGTAATTGATCCTAATAGTCCGAGAAAAGGACTTACAGAATTAAGATATATTGATCCACGAAAAATGAGAAAAGTTCGTGAGATAAAAAAATCCAGAGATTTAAAAGGCAAAGGGATTGAGGTTGTAGAACAAACAGCAGAATGGTTTGTTTATAACGAAAGAGGAATACAAGCAGGAAACGATAACGCTGGTGTTAAAATTGCTGCTGATTCAATTACTTTTGTTACTTCTGGTGTTGTAGATCAAACTAGAAATATGGTTATGGGTCATTTGCATAAAGCAATTAAACCTACTAATCAATTGAGAATGATTGAGGATGCTGTTGTTATTTACAGAATAGTAAGAGCACCTGAAAGAAGAATATTTTATGTTGATGTTGGTAACTTACCAAAAATAAAAGCAGAAGCTTATCTTCGTGATGTAATGGCAAGATATAGAAATAAACTTGTTTATGACGCAAGTACAGGTGAGATAAGAGATGACAGAAAACATATGTCAATGCTTGAAGACTTTTGGTTACCTCGTAGAGAAGGTGCAAAAGGAACTGAAGTATCTACTTTACCAGGTGGACAAAATCTTGGTGAGATTTCAGATGTTCAATACTTTCAAAAGAAATTATACAAAGCATTGAATGTACCGATTTCAAGAATGGAATCAGAAGCAGGTTTTAATCTTGGCAAAGCAGCTGAGATTACAAGGGATGAATTAAAATTTACTAAATTCGTTCAAAGATTAAGAAAAAGATTTACACTGGTCTTTAGTGATATACTTAAAACGCAATTAGTTTTAAAAGGTGTTATCACAATTGAAGACTGGCAAATAATTAGACCACATATTCAATATGATTATTTAAAAGATGGATACTTTGCTGAACTAAAAGAAGCAGAAATTTTAAGAGAAAGATTAAGTCTTGCTCAAGAAGTTAATCCATATGTAGGAAAATACTATTCAATTACATATATAAGAAAAAATGTATTAAGACAAAGTGATGAAGATATAATTGAGATTGATAATCAGATTGCTGATGAAATAAAAAGTGGTATTATTGCCTCTCCCGAAGGACAAGATATGTCAGGAGATGATGATAATGCTGATATAAATATAGGAGATGAAAAATAATTATGCCAAATGATAATATAAAAAGTATGGTTAATTCACTTGCAAGTGGAGACAATGTAAAAGCTCAAGACGCATTTAAAAATGCATTGTCTGATAAAATTGGACAAGCACTTGATGATAAAAGACAATCAGTAGCAACTGATTGGTTAGGTAGTGCTAAAGAACTAGAAGCAACTAAAGCAGCTTCTGGTTTAGATAAAGTACAAGGTGCTGTAACAACTCCAATGGGAATAGGAAGTGCTGATAATTTAGCGGCACAAACACCAGGACAAGAACAAGAGCCTGTTGAGATAGACCAAGGTGGAGAAAATGTTGAACCAGCTGTCGTTCCAGAAGTTTAAGAAAAAACTATCTGAACAAAAGGACGATAGTCCTAGAGAAACTGCGGAGTTTAAAAAACTATCTCCTGCAGAAAAACGGGCGGTGAAAGATATATTTACTATGTTGGATAATACCAAAGGTGAAATTATAACTAAAATTGATAGTATTATTAAACAGGTAGCAAAAAAAAGAAATGTTAAAGTGTCTGCTATAGAAGATTATTTTGACAACGAAATATTAAATTAAGGAAATAAAAAATGGCAATTGCAACAAGAACACTTAAAGATACAAAAATCGCAACAGGTAGTGGAACTGCTGGTGGTAAAGTTACTGTTTTAGTAAACATGAACGATAATACTACTGCTGACTCCGTTGTACTTGATGCTAGTGCATTAGCGGGACACGCTAACGGTGCTATGTTAGACATCACTAGAATATGGTGGGCGTTGGTACAAGGTACTGCTGACGACAATACTGGTTGGGCAGATATTGAATTTGT